TCCCAGGGCTCAGAGTGGGATAATGTCGTACTTTATGATGATAGTTGGCCAGACCGAAATGATCCAACACAGCAAGCGCGTTGGAGATACACGGGGGTGACTAGAGCAGCTAAAAAATTAATTTGGATGAGGTAATATCATGGATATTTCAAAATTAGGACAAGCAGCTCTGTTTTACGCAAGTAAAGGCTGGAATGTTATTCCCCTCAACGAAAACAGTAAATTCCCGCCTAAAATAAAAGAATGGCAACATGAGGCTACCATTGACGTGGATATTATCACACAATGGTGGTCTAAATGGCCAAATGCTAACGTTGGTATTGCAACAGGTGAGAAGTCCGGTATATTTGTTCTTGACGTAGATGGCCCATTACATGGTACCAACGAGTCAAAAGGTATTGACGGTCACAACTCCCTAGAGGATTTACTAAATGATCATGGCGGGACTATCCCTGAGACAGTGGAGGCCATTACCCCATCAGGTGGTAGGCATATTGTATTTAAATACCCTGCTGGTGTAACAATACCTAACTCATCGAATTCGCTAGGCGATGGCTTAGACGTTAAATCCACTAATGGTTATATAGTGGCTGCTCCATCGGTGGTACCGGCCGGGGAATATAACTGGGACTGTGGGCTGCACCCAGAGGATATTCCTGCTGTTGAATGTCCAGCATGGTTATTATCTGCAATTACCACTGAGAAACCTATCAATACGGATAACCGTCCTCACTCATTTGAGCGCAGGATTACGGACGGTCCAGCAGTTCATATGTTACGAAATTGCCAGTTTATGCAGCATGTGCAACTGAATGCAGGGAAATTATCATATGGAGAATGGTTGGCAGCTCTTACTAATATTGTCCGCGCCACTGATGGTATAAAAGCAGCTCATGCGATATCAGCTCTTGATTCGACCAGGTATGAATTTAAAATTTGTAATGAAAAAATAAATGAGTGTTTAGATGGTATACAAAACCCTCAAAACTGTGATTATATTCGTAGGAATTTAGGGTTTTTAGGGTGTCCTGCTGGTGGTTGCGGTATAGCAGCCCCTTGCGGGTGGTCCCTGGGTACAGTTCCCCAAGCTAAATCTGTACTTAAACAAATCATTACGCCAACGCCTGAAAAGGTTAATAATCCTGAAACATTAAAATCATTAGCAATTGTGCAGAAAAAAGATCCATTGTTCTTTCATGATTTTTTACTTAGATGTGGTGGCTTTAAACAAGCAGTAATAGATCAACTTAAAATTAGCAAACAAGAATATCACGACAACGCCAATACTGATACCAATATTAATCACGAAATCACTGATAACAATACGGCAGCTGTGCGTCTGCTCTCACAAACATTACCAGGAATGCCTGAATATAATTTAGTTATGCCTAAGAACCCTACTAATTATTCAACATGGGTTTTTGATCGTAATGGCGTTATTAATCGCAAAACATCAACGGAAAATGTAATTACAGATACGATTGCATCATATACACCTATTATTATAAGTGAGCGAATTACCAATATTGATACCGAACAGGAAAAAGCAGCTGTATTATTTGTAACAAATACAGGGTATTGGCGCAGCGTTATCCTACCAAAATCAATCATATTTGATGGTAAAAAAATAATGTGTCTCGCTGATTCAGGATTAACCATGGATTCTGATACGGCTAAATTATTGTCAAAATGGCTGTCGAGCCTCGAGGCCGCTAATTATGGTAATATCCCTAATTTATTGGGAGTTAGTAAATTTGGTTGGCGTAACAACAATACTGAATTTGTTTATCCGGGCATGAGTAGTAATTACGTGCTAGATATCGATGAAATTATTCCAAAATCAGTAATTAATGGGTATAAACCAGCAGGGGACCATAATATATGGTTAAAAAAAATGACAGAAGTGATAAAAAATCCTTTAGCTGAATTTATCGTATCAGTATCAGCCGTAACGCCATTTATGGAAATATTAATGCAACGTATATTTTGCGTACATAACTGGGGAGAGTCGCGTGATGGTAAATCAGCAACTCAATACGCAGCTATGTCGATATGGGGTAAGCCTGATGCCATTAAAACTCTAGCTAGCTCCAGCGAAACAGGTATAGAGCGCACTGCTACATTGTGCTCAGGATTACCATTATGTATTTGTGAGCTAGAGACACTTGACGAATATCGACGTGCGGAATTCGAGAGTAAAATAATATATATGTTAACTGAGGGCAAGGGTAAACAACGTGCCACACCAAGAGGGTTACAGCCAGCAGGATCATGGTGCACAGCTGTCATATTGAATGCAGAATCACCAATTATCAAAGATAATACGAAAGGTGGAATTATTACACGCGTAATAGAGATTCAGGGCGGCCCCTTTGCTGGGAGAGAGGAATTCGCTAGTGATATATATGATGTTGTATCTCAGCATTATGGATATGCAGGATTAATTATATTAGAGCAATTGCTTAAATGCGATCGCGTTAAATTGCGAGAAACATATAAAAAAACACGCGCTAAATTAAAAACTAAATATCCTAATAAAATAGCAGCTCATATTGATGCCATATCAGCTACCGTTGTTGCGCGTAAAAATTTGGGCATATGGGTTATGGGAGAAAGTGAAGAAACTGCAAACATTAGAGCAATTAAAATGGCTGAATATGTTATAGAAAATTGTTTAGTAGATATCGCAGACTCCGATGAGTCAGAGCGTGCATGGCAATGGCTATTGGGGTGGATTGCTAGTAATAATGGGAGATTTTCTATGAGCGCAAGGAGCGCAATGCCAATACTGGGATACACTGAAAGTGGTTATATAAATATAATTAAAGCAGAATTATCAAAAGCAATGAAAGACAATGGATTTAGTCCTGATAAGATATTTCGCAAATGGGCCGACGTTGGTAAGATTCCAACTACATCCATGGGTAAGGATAGTAATAAACGAACTCTTGCCGTAAGAGGTAAGGCGATAAATGGAGTTAAGCCGTGGTTAATAAAAATAAAAGAGGAAATTGGAGAATAATTGATATAAAAATATAACAAATATAGCAATATTTAACTGTAAAAATATAACAAAACACTTAAAAGGTTGACTCTAGGTTGACTCTAATTGCAAAAGGTTGACTCTAGGTTGACTCTCTAAAACCTAGGAAACATAAGGCTTATATATAGATAGAGTCAACAGAGTCAACCTATATAGATATAGGATACATTATAGATATCTTAAACCTTATAAACATACAAATGCAAATACCATAAAATACCATATATAAAAAATTACATATACATATTTATATATATACCCTACCCCTCTGAAAAGGTTGACTCTGTTGACTCTAATGGTCACGAAGCCACGTAGTTACTGGGTTTTTTAGAGTCAACCAGAGAGTCAACCAGAGTCAACTAGAGTCAACCTAATATAAAATTACGAGGTGCGCAATATGGAACTATACGATTACATACAAATGCCTAAACCATCATTACCACCAATGCCACCATTACCTGGATCAGACATGGGCGTTATATACCAGGACCGATATAATTACCCGAATAATGATAGCAGGTTATGGCTGGAGCTGTTTCTGATAGCAGATAAGGCAGATCGTACGCTAGCAGAAAAACTTGAATATATCCGAACTACAGGAGCCGTGTTAATACTAGACCAGCAATATGGTTTTAAGATCCAGCCAGTTATAGGTGTGAATGGATGGGAGTCAATTAATCAGTACAACCAGGAACGTGAATATTTGGTAGGTCACATGCAAACGATGATCCAGTCACTCGGAGAGCTCAGGCGTAGATATGATAGTGGTAAAATAATTTAAATGAGGTGATAATATGGATAAAGCCGAGATAATCAGAATCGCCATAGAAGCGTCCAAGGAGTATGACCAGAAACAGCGGGTTAAAAATATAAAATCTAGGCATGATCGCAGGTTAAGGAATACTAGATTATTGCTTAAGCATTATAACTATTTTAGGGATCATGTCGATAATGCAATTTACAGTATAAATCAAATAAGCGCTATTGACGCATTAGATGAGATCGACGGGATGAACTCAGACATGTATATTAAGTCCATTAAGAAGTCAGCGTCATTGACTCATGTGATTATGTCTCATGTAAAGAACATGATTGATCTATATGAGGTTTATGCATTACGTAAGGGCGAGAGCGAGCTAAGAAAACTGAGGGTGCTTAAAGCTTGCTATCTTAGTGAACTTTCAATTAGTAATATTCTACTCAATGAAAGTATCTCTGAGAGTACGTATCTTAGGGATAGAGAATCTGCAATAAATACTTTAAGTTCAATGATATTTGGTATAGAGTCAATAGCTGAAATAACTGATTAGTGCCATGAACACGCATAAATACTAGGTTTCATTGGTTTTTAAAGATGACGGAAAGATGAAGGAACAGTGACATTTAAACCGTGCTATAATGATATTGTGAAATAAATACGAATTGCGAACCGCTTACAAGTGTAGGCGGTTTTTATTGTTGGAATAGAGGGATTATTTACCTTTTGCCGAAATATGTAAAAAGTAATTTAATATATGGTGGAGGTTAAATAAATGAAGCTGGATATAAAACAAAAATTTCTAACAGCAATGTATCTTGAATATCAAAAAGATGATCCAAACTATAAAGAAAACGTTACTCCAGAAAAATTACATATAAGTAAAGAGCAGTTTCAAAGCGCACTAAGTAAATTAGATAATGAAGAATTAATTGGACATGATGCAATGTTTGGTCTATTCGGCGTATCCGATACAAATAAGCCAACCTTAAAAGGTATTGAGTTTATTGAGAAACTATTTAGGATTGAATCGTCAGATATTGGTGTAACAAAAATGTGCTGTATTGGAGAAGAACTTGAAAATGATGGAAACCATAATGAGCTCTTAGGATATATAAGGCAAGCAATGATTGAGCAAGATCCATTTTACCAAGAATATTTTAAAGAATGTTCATCCTTTAGTAAGTATTCAGTTAGTTCATACAAAAATCCCTTTTTTAGTAGAAGTGAAGGATAGCATTACCTTTTATCGAAGTATGTATAAAATTGGTAAAAGGGGATGTAAATATGGAGTTGGATAATAAACAAAAAATATTAATTGCGATTTATACTGAGTATCAAAAAGATATCCCGAAAATGGATAGCATTATAAGTATATTAAGGCAACAAATAGATATTAAAGTAATTAAGGTTGCATTAGGTAAATTGGAAGATGAAGGATATATTTTTGGATTCTGGGATAAACCGAAAAGCCCTGGCAGTTCAGATAGATTCATACATCGAACGTTCAGATTTTTAAAGATTACCCGAGAGGGAATAGCATATGTTGAACAAAAACTTAGCATTAGTGCTACACTTAGTAATAAAGAAAAGGTTGAGAGTGTTGTTAAAAATACAGCAGGATGGGGATGGGAACAAATAAAAGACATAGGTATAAAAGTTTCATCTGAAATAGTAAAAGCTAGTATCGGATTATAATATTGAGCCGTGAGGCTCTTTTTCTTTTACACCAATTCAGGAGGTGAGTATCATGTAACGAGTCATCTCACTAATTTACATATAAATATAATTTAACAAGCCACCGGATGAAATACAGACCGGTGGCTATTGCTATTTTAAATATTATTAGAGAGGTGTGTACCATGACTGATACAATAGCAAATTGTCCTGAGGTTAGTTGCAAACATCATAATGGCAAAGATGGATGCAAGCTTAAGCAAATCAGTCTTAGTACAGACCTCTTTTGTTTGTCATATCAGCGTAGGTATGAGGCTGAGTATAAAGAGTTAGTGGGTAGTAGTAGGTATGTGGATCATACTAAGTGTGGAAGGTGATAGGTTAATGGATAGTTATTTCAGTACAACATCATTATGGATATCATCATTGATAATTGCTTATTATGTTGGTAAATATGTTGGTAAATATGTTGGGAGCGATACATAATGGCAACTAAACTAAAGCGCCCTTGCAATCATCCTGGATGTGGTGCATTGATATCAAGTGGATCGCGTTGTATTAAACATACGAAACAGTTTCATATTGATTATCGTAAGTCGAGGACTGATACTGATGAGCAAAGGTTTTATGGCAGTCAAGAGTGGCGAGAAATATCATTGCAACACAGGCGCGAACATCCAGTGTGTCAACAGTGTGGGATTAAGCCAAGCGAGTTAGTACATCATCGTGTTCCTGTGAGACAAGGTGGAGATCGATTGTTAAAAAGTAATTTTATTGCAGTGTGTAGGTCGTGCCAGGCGTTAGCACATCATGGTAATAAATAATGGGAGATGTTAATGTGATTAAGGGGTTTAGTGGCGAGATTAGACATGATGGTGGTTGCATTGCGTATAAAGATGGATTAGTTGCCGAGGAACATAATAATAAAACTCAAACAACCTATAAATATTACCGCGAAGATGAAAACGCCCCCGTCTTATTGTCTAGCAAGAAAACTAGATATTATGAGACTAATATTACAATAACTAATAAGTATTTTTATACTGAGAAAGGTGACTTACTACAGGACGTTGAGCAAATGTTTAAAGATGATGAACTTCAAGAACTTAAAACATTAACATATATTAACATGGGTAATGGTCAGTATGGTTGTACAATCACTCTTAATGGTAAACCTCATGCACTGTTGCAAGTTAGCGAGCCTATCGCACCTGTTAAGTCTTATTGTATTACTGAGATGACTGAGCCAATCAAACCTATTAGCATAACTGCTGAGATGATAGCAAGGGCGTTTGGTGTTCCGATAAAATATTTAAGTGAACCAACATATGGTTTTGTTACAGCTAACGAGGTGTGTAAGCATTATCACGGTGATCGATAATGCTGAGTAACTACAACAACAGGATGATAGATACTAATACGGGCGGTAGTCGTGATCTTAATAGACCGACTAATAAGCCTAACGACAATGTTATTTATGGTCGTAGTCCCATTGCTGGTGCTATTGCTGAGTTGAAGGTGATAGATAAGATTATTAGCGGCAAGAGGGTAATAGCAAGGGGGTAGGGGGTAAAATCGCTATAAAAAATACCTGCCAGCCCAGCGTGTTCCCTAACAACACGTATAAAACTCCCTTTATGAAAAATTAGACAAAAATGAGGTGGTGGTCATGGGAAGGAACGCGCAACCAATTGATATTTTAACCGCTAAAGGTAAGAAACATTTAACTAAACAGGAAATTGATCATAGAAAAAAGTCGGAAATAAAAGTTGGAGAAACTAAATTAATTTGTCCTATTTTTATTAAAAAAGATATTCCCGCCATGATGAAATGGAAGGAAATAGTCAAGATTTACAAGGATATTGATTTTGTTTCTAGTGGTGATACTGGATTATTAGCTCGGTATTGCATGACGTTTAGTGAATACCTAGCTCTACTGGATCAAAAGCAAAAGATCAATAGTTTCGAGATTAGATATGATGAAATAGAGGCATATCTTGACGAAGAATTAATTAAAGCCTTAGATTGCATTGTAAAATTTAATCCAATGATGCAACTTGATTCTGCTGTAAATAAAAAAATGGACATGTTAATCAAAATGGAGGATCGGTTATTCCTTAATCCACTAGCCAAAGTGAAAAATGTACCTAAGAAAGAACCAGTTAAAGTTGATCCACTAGCCGCCAAGGGGTTTGGTAATGTATGACGCTCAGAGAGGAACTAATACAGTATTGTAATAGTGCCATTGCCGGTGATGGCGTAGTCGCTTGTATTAAAAATAAATGGGCCTGCATGCGATTTCTACATGATCTTGAAAACGAAAATACCGATAATTTTCCATACGTTTTTAATGAAGCCGCTGCAGAGCGGTTTTTTGATTGGATGCGATTATTTAAACATACTAAGGGACCACTTGAAGGAACGCATAAAGAACCTGTAATAATTGAAAAATTTATCTTTGGAAACATATATGGATGGATTAATAGAGATAGTGGTCGCAGAAGGTTTCGTTTTGCATATTGGCAAGTAGCCCGTAAGAATGCTAAGTCTCAGGACATGGCAATCATGGGGCTTTATGAAATGTCTGCATTTGGTGAGCCTTGCGCTGAGATATATGTGGCAGCTACAAAAAAAGCCCAAACTAAATATGTATGGGCTGAAGCTGATTTGATATATAGGCGCAGCTTACTTGCTGATAAATTCCAAACTTCATACGGGGAAATCAAACACATAAAAAGCGAATCAATTTTCTGCCGAATGTCTGCAGATGATAAGGTAAATGGTGATGGTAGTAATCCGCAATGTGGAATATTGGATGAATACCATGCCCATCCAACAGACGAATATTACAATATATTAACGTCTGGTATGAAATCACGTAAACAACCATTACTTTTTATTATCACAACTTCAGGATTTGACCTTAGTCATCCCTGCTATAAAGACGAGTATCAATATGTTAGTAAAATATTGAATCCTAGTATTGATATCCATAACGAGCGCTATTTCGTAATGATTAATGAGTTAGACAAAGATGATGAAGGCAATCTGATTGATGATATCAATGATGAAAGTTGTTGGCCTAAAGCTAACCCTATAATAGCTACATCAGATGAGGGTATGGAGTCGATCAGAGCCGAATTAGTTATTGCAATAGGAAAACCCGAGAAAATGCGTGATTTATTGACAAAGACTTTCAATATTTGGATCAATCAACGCCCTAATGGTTACATGAACATGGACAAGTGGGCAGCCTGTAAGGGAAAGATACCAGACTTAACAGGCAAAGAATGTTACATAGGTATTGATATGTCGTCAAAAATAGATTTAACCTCTGTTGGTTTTGACATTCCCATTGATGACGATAAATTTATTGTGTTATCTCACTCATTTATGCCAGCTGATACGGTGGCTGCTAAACGAAATACAGATAAGGTGCCATATGATTTATGGATTGAGCAAGGATGGATTACGGTTATCCCTGGTGCCGTTGTTGATTATCGGTTCGTGCATAAATATATAAAAGCAAGGGTGAAACAACTAGGTGTCATACCCAAAGAAGCGTGCTTTGATCCTTGGAGTGCGCAGGCAATTGCGAATGATATGATCGATGATGGTTTTGAATGTATTGAGATTATCCAAGGGATGAAGACACTCTCTGAGCCGACAAAATCGTTCAGAGAATCTGTATATCAGGGCGATTTATTACATGAAGGTAATCCTGTTTTAGGATGGGCAATCAGTAATGCAGTTACTAGGCAAGATGATAAGGAAAATATACAGCTCGACAAATCAAAATCGACTGAGCGTATTGATCCAATTGCCAGTTTGATTAATGCTCATGTGAGGGCGATTGTGCAGGAGCCGAAGGAAGAACCGTCGATTTATGAAACCCGTGGACTGATTAATTTGTAATGCAAAAATAATAAAAGGTGGTAATAAACATGATTATAGGACAAGAAGTCACAAACGTAACACTGGTAGCAAATACAGAAACGTTAGTTAGGTATGACGGAATACAGCAGCTGGCTGATGTTATGAATCTAGGACCCGGCACAGTATATATTAGCTGGCGCAAAACCGCCGCAATAGGTGACTCTAATTGTTTAACACTGCCTGAAGGTGCAAGCTATGAATTAAGGCCTACGAGTGGATGGAGTATTCTAAGTATAATTGCTGCTCAGGCATCAGCTGTGCAGGTGGTGGCAAGGTAATGGGATTTAGTAATTTTAAAAATACAGGGAGCGGTGGAGGAACTGGAGCTACAGGCGCGACAGGTGCCCCGGGTGCGGCGGCGACAATAGCAGTAGATTCGGTTATTACAGGTGCGGCCGGTAGTTCGGCAGCAGTTGTTAATGTAGGTACGAGCAGCGCGGCGGCGTTTAAATTTACAATTCCGAAGGGTGATAAGGGTGATACAGGCGCGACAGGTGCCCCGGGTGCGGCCGGAAGTGATAATACCGCGCTTTATAATGCTTTATGGGCGTTGAAATGGACCGAAAAATTCATTATCAATTCCCCTGCAGACGGTTTTGTGTCAGATGTTTTACCTTTAACGCGCAATGGGACAATGGCAACTATGGATTTTCATGTAAAAACAGCTGGTAGTAATGTAGTAATAACTGTTAAGCAAAATGGAACAGCGCTGGCTCCCTCTGTTACATTGGGTAGTACTGCAGGTAAAACTACGTTAACATTCTCAACGGCTGTCACAGGCGTGGTAGATGATTTATTTACCTATACTGTAGTTGGTGCGGGGCTTGCGAGTAGTAGCGTGATGTGTAATCAGAAATGGGTGAATAGATAATGGCAAATATTGCAAGTCAGGCAACGGTAACAGCTTATAATGGTGGCACCTTCTCATATAGCTATCCTGCCTACATAGTTGATGGCGATAAAACAACATGGGCTTATAAGACTCTTGGTAATTCGATCGGTGGCGTAATATTAACTTTTCCTAGTAATGTTTTTGTCTCTACGATTTGTTTATATAATCCAGCTAATACGGCAACTGATTTTTTAGGGCTCAGAGTGTATGTTGATAATGTGTTAGTTAAAACGACTGATGCGACTATACCTTATGGGCAATCTTTATCTTTAGATATTAATGCTACAGGAAAAGTATTAAAATTTACAAATGGTTTTTCGTCTGGTGAACAAAAAATATCTGAAATAGAAGTATTTGGAAACGTTGTCGCAACTGTACCTAAAAATCAAGCAATGTCATGTGGCACATAATAAACCAGTGAGCCGAGAGGCTTATTTTTTTATGCCTGGAGGGGAGGTGAAACCTATTGAACAAATTTAAACAAATCGATATGCAAGACGTTGCTTTACTTTTTGGAGTTGGAGTTTTTGCATACGGACTATACCAGTGGTACGAACCTGCATCATTTTTATTTGTCGGTGCTGTTTTTATCAAAATAGGGATGACAAATGGGTAGGTTTTCGCGGTCATTTACGCGAGGATTCGAAAACTTAGGCATGACGCTGACAAGTCAGAATTGGTCAGACATAACAGGCAGTAAGTCGGTGGCAGGGACGGTTGTAAATGAGCAAACAGCAATGAGTTTATCTGCTGTATATGCTTGCGTTAAGGTGCTGTCTGAGACGATGGGGGCCTTGCCATTCTACTTATATAAGCAGTCGGCAACTAGTAAAGAACTAGCTAGTAAGCATTCGCTATTCAGCCTCTTGCAATCTGAACCTAATTCAGAAATGACAGCCTATACTTTTAAGGAAACGATAACTGGTCATTTATGCTTGCGTGGCAATGCTTATTGTGAGATTGAGTATGATGAAAACTGGCGACCAAAAGCGTTGTGGCTTTTGATGGCTGATCGAACGTGGCCTATGAGGGACTTAAATACTGGACAAATATTCTATCAGACGACTTTACTTGATGGCACCATGATAACACTGGCAAGTTGGCGGGTCTTGCATATAGTTGGGCAAAGTTATGATGGACTTGTGGGCATGAGTCCTATTAGAGCGCAAATGGAGACGATTGGCGGGGCACTAGCCACTCAAAAGTATGGGAATATGTTTTTTGCTAATGGAGCTAGGCCGAGTGGTGTATTGCAACATCCTAAAACATTATCGACAATAGGCATTGCTAATCTTAGAGATAGTTTTGACAACAAATATTCAGGATTAAATAATTCCCACAAGCCAATGATCCTAGAAGAAGGTATGACCTATAAATCGATATCGGTAGCACCTGATGAAGCGCAATATATTGAAACTCGAAAGCTAGGTATTGAGGATATTGCTAGAATATTTAGGGTGCCGCTACATATGATAGGTGATTTAAATCATGCAACTTTTAGCAATATTGAAAGTCAAAGCATTGAGTTTGCCACCAGAACTATTCATCCATATTGCGTAAAAATTGAACAAGAATTTATGCGTAAACTACTAACTAGTAAAGAAAAAAATAATTACTATATGCGGTTTAACATGGATGAAATGAAGCGCGGTGACCAGAAAAGCAGATATGAGAGCTATGCCATCGGTCGCAATAATTCTTTCCTTAGTGGCAATGATATTAGGCGGTTCGAGGATGAAAACCCATATGAGGGCGGCGATGATTACCATGTAGCTGTTAATCTTATGCCGATATCTGAATCAGGACCATTCTGGAAAGCTAAAAGCCAGCTAAAAAATACAGTAGACACCACTATTGCTAAAATATAAGCTAATTTTCGACGACGGGAGGTGAAAAATATTGCCAAAGAGAGAAATACCTAGTGATCAGAAGTTTTATCGTGATCTACAGTTCGAAAGGGCATCAGTTAATGAAGAAAACCGCTCAGTCGATATCTCATTTTCAAGCGAAACTGATACTGTTATGCGGTACGGTGAGCCTGAGATATTAGATCATTCTGCTGGATGCGTTGATTTAAGCAGACTTAATTCCATGGGCGTGCTGTTGTTTAACCACGATTGCGATGAAGTATTAGGCAGGGTTAGTAATGCCCGTATTGAAAATAGTCGTGGACTCGCTACAATAACTTTTGATAAAGATGATGATAGTGAAAAAATATATCAAAAGGTTTTAAGCGGAACACTCAGGGGAGTATCAGTGGGTTACTCCTATTTAGACTATTCCTGGCTGGGATCCAATGAAACTTCCGCTGATGGCAGGTTTAAAGGCCCGTGTTTACTGGTTAAACGGTGGCAGGCCAACGAGATAAGCATTGCTTCGGTTCCAGCAGATGTAACAGTCGGAATAGGTCGGTCAATGAATGACTCCTTAAGACCACTAATCGAAGGTATAGTACAGGAAACATTGGCCCGTATGAGTGCTAATCCTCCTGCAGACCCACCAAAAACTGAAAAACGATCCCTAGAAACCTACCAAAGAAAACTGAAATTAGCTGAAAAAGCCATTTAAAACGCTTAAAAACGTGAGAATGGCTTCTTTTATGCTCAAAAATATAAAAATAATGAAATGAGGGTTAATTATATGGATAAAGTCCTTGAAATGAAACGTGAGTTAGCTGATCAGACCAAAGCAATGAGAACTTATATTGATAGTATCACTGGTGAAATGACTGTCGAGCAGCGCACTGAAGCCGATACCATGGAACGTAGTATTGATACTATTATCGAAAAAATCAGCCGTGAAGAACGCCAAATTGCACGCGAATTAGCGTTGCCAACTCCTCCCGCTGCTTCAGCTCGGAACATCCCCGGAACAATCGAAATGCCTGGCATAATTACTCGATCTGAAGAAGTAGAGCCTGGTATTCGCATGGCACGTTTTATCAAAGCTGGTCTAGTCAGCGAAAAAGAAAAACGCAGTGTCGAAGAAGTTATTAAGCGCATGTATCCAAATGATAAGATACTTGAAAATGCGCGCGCCATGTCTATTGGTGTTGGTACTGATGGCGGCATGCTGGTGCCTGTTAATTTATCTGCTGAAATCATCCCATTGCTTCGTGAAAAAGGTGCAATTCGTGGACTTGGAGCAATGATTGTCCCAATGCCTGGAGGAAACATTAAAATCAATCGGCAAACTGGTGCTGCTAATTTCCAATGGGTGGGCGAAAATAAGCCAATCCTTGCTAGCAAAATAGCACTTGGACAATTAACACTTCAAGCCAAAAAGCTTGTTGGATTAATTCCACTCAGTAACGAATTGATTAATGACTCTGGCATTGCCGCTGATACTTTTGTCCGGAATGAATTGATTAACGGAATTTCTGAGTCTGAGGACATTACAGGGTTTTACGGTAACGGTACTGCTAATGCTCCTACTGGTATTTTCAACACTGTTGGTGTTACTAAGACACCACTAGGAGCATTACCTACATCCGATAATACTGCTATTATTGTTGGCAATATCATGGCTAAGAAATTTGCCAACAAGCAAACTTTTGGTTGGGTATTTAGCGGCGTGTTATGGAGTATTTTTTACAACCTTAAAGATGGTGTGGGTAATTACATCCATCGCGCTGAAATGGCCTTGGGTAAATTCCAAGGGTTCCCTTTCAGAATTTGTAACAATATTAAGGTAGGCACTGATGCCCACGCAATGACTGAGATTTACTTCGGAGATTTCAGTCAGTTCATGATTGGCGAAACTCTTGGACTGCAAATTGCTGTCAGTCAAGAAGCTAGCTATATGGATGGCGATACTTTAATTTCCGCATTCGGAAACGATCAGACTGTCATGAGGGCCATCATGCGCGAAGATTTTGGCGTAAGATATGCTGAAGCTTTTGAAATCGCTACTAACGTCTGGACTAAGGCGTAATTAAACGGTGGGGGATAAATCCCCTACCTATCAAATTAAAATATTGGAGGATGAATTATGATAAGACTTGGTGAAAGCGCAAAATTAGTTATTGGGGTAGCTCCTATTGCGCAAGTTGCAGGCAGTGCAAATGGTGTTATTATTGACCGGTTTGGTTTTTTAGATGCGATAGTGCATTTAGGGCTAGGCGCGGCTACGGGAACGCCGACAGCGCAGGGCGTATCATTGAAAATACAAACTGGTGCCGTTGCTGACGGATCAGATATGGTTGATGTTACAAGTACCACTATTGCCGCATTAACCGCGAATAACCTACAGGCAGAACTTGATATTGATCTAAGTGGGTATAAACGATATATCCGCGCTGTTATAACTACTACGTTTACTGGCGGCACTACCCCTGCAATCCCCGTAGCAGTAACCATAGCCCTCGGTAATGCAACAAATATCCCGGTATAGGTAAACGGGCAGCCTGATTAATTTTAGGCTGCCATATTTTTAAAAGGGGTGGTAATGTGCCACTAGCAAATAACGCGTTAACGACATTGAATGCCGTGAAAGATTATTTAGAGATACCACTGACGGACACCGCGCAGGACGAGTTTTTAGCTGGTAAAATAAACGGCATATCCGCCGATATTATTGATTACGTGCGGTTTGATTTAGCTGCTGAATATGTACTGCCATCTGATGGCACAGTAGATGCACCGCGAACATTACCATATAATATTGAGTCGGCTTGCATTGAATTAGTTGTAATAGCCTATCAGTGTAAGGGTAGTGAGCATCTTAAAGAGGAGATCGTAGGCCCATTACGCAGTTTTTTTGTAATGGACTGGCCCGAGCATATCCGGCAAACGCTAGATAGGTATAGGGTATATGTGATGGTATGAAAAAAGAAACTCTAACAATCCAAACTGCAACAAATACCACCGATGCCGAGGGCTATATAATTCAAACATGGGCTAATGCTGTAGACCTTAAAGGGGTACTGCTTCCATATGGTCAACAATTAGCCTTGAAAGAATACGGCTATGATGCACCGGTTAAATACAGGGCATTTAATATGCGTAAAATCAGCGAGTTTTTACAGGTTGGTAATAAAATACTGGCAAAAGGCCAAGAGCTATATATTGTTTATATCGCTGATTACGGCAAAGTGCAGGACATATTGCTAGACACTGAGATGGTAGGTGGTAAAAGTGGCTAGACGTGGTACAAGTACACGGCAGAATCAAAGTTTTAATTTAGGTTTTGCATTAGACGAATTAGGTATTGATGTGAAAAAAGCTGGGTGGGATGCCTTGGAGGTTGGAGCAGAGGTATTGGTAGCAGATATAAAAAGTAGAGTACCAAATACGACAGGGCGAGCAAAGGGTGCGTTAAGGGATAGCGTTACAGCTAAGCCCAATAGCGCAAGGACAAAAATCATCATTTCTGCTAATGCCAAAAACAAGAAAGGTAAAATGTATGGTCGTTTAGTGGAGTTTTGGCCTGGACGAGAACACCCATTTATGTATCCTGCTTATGATGCTAATCGTATGAAAATACGTCAGAGCGTTATTGATGCTATTAGAGAGGCGGTGCATCGACATGCTGTGCCTTGATAGTGAAGTATTTTCCGCACTGTCTACTGATATTACATTGATCAATCTACTTGGTGGCATCAAAGTTTATCAACCTGATCAACCAAACCCCGCACCAGATAAAAATAAATTCAAGGCAGTAGTTTTTGAAGAAATTAGCGATCCCCCTGCATCTTTTGCAGACAATAAGGAAGTAGCAACGAGAATCACATATCGAATATTAGTTTATAACTGGGAAAGTCTATTGCCGATCATGAACGCAGTTGAGCGTATTATGATCGGTATTAATTTTGTCCGTCATTCCTCTAGCAGGTTACACGAGCTACCAGTGGGCATGAGGGGTAAAGAAATATTGTTTATAACATTGAGGGAGTGTGTTTAATATATGGCTAAAGTAGGTTTAAGTAACTTTTATTATGCGTTAAATACCGCGGATACCATTACGGCGGCAACATATAGCACACCTGTAAAGATTGCAGGGCTAATTGCCGCTGATGTTAAGACTGGATCTGATACAGCGACACTATACGCCGATAATGGCCCAGCAGAGACAGCCACAGCACTTGGAGAGATCACTGTGGACATTGAGCTAAAGGACTTAACATTGGAGAATCAGGCGGCATTGTTGGGGCACGAAATCGTTGCAGGCGTAATGAGCAATAACGCTAGCGACACTGCTCCTTACGTGGCTATTATGTTTGAGAGTTTAAAATCAAACGGTAAAAAAAGATTCGTGAAATTACTCAAAGGTAGTTTTGCTGAACCTGATGATACCAATAAAACCAAAGAGGATAAGATCGCTTTTCAGACGCAAAAAATTACTGGAAAGTTTATTATTCGCGAATTTGATGGCGAGTGGAAACGAACTACGGATGAGGATGCGACAGGGTATCTGCCCGCAACAGGGGCAGCATGGTATGCGTCAGTAGAGCCAGTATAAGAAAAGGCGGCCCGTGTGGGTCGCCTAGTTTTTTATATGGATTAATTACTAATTGTTTTTAAAACTGAATAAATCACACCTACAGTAATCGCTATGAATATCCATCCACCAAAAGAAGTTGTTCCAGGCAATACGAACAATATCACTAAGCATATTATGAGCATGATCATTATAATAAAAATGGAACATCCTATATTGTTTTTAGATTTTTCAGCTTTGCGCACAGATAATCGTAATTTTTCATCATTTATAATTTGCTGTTCATGACTTATTTCTGGTTTGCCACAAGTAGGGCAATGAATATCAGTATCTTTAATTTCTGTATTACATTTTGCGCAACAATACATTATATCGTCTCCTTACATTAAACTATAAACGATTAAAAATATTAAAATAATACTATCACGATATGGAGGAAATTACCATGGAAATTATATTAAATAAAGTTGAATATACAGCTCCAACACCAGTAGTAGGGTTATGGTTTGCCGTTCAAAAGTTAAATACAGAGCAAGAAAAAAGGGTTGTTGAAATCACTAAAATGTGGGATGAAGTTAAACCGTTCGAAGGCAAAAAAAATATGGATGAACAGTCTGTTTGTAAGCTCGAAAAATCAATGGCTTATTTAAGCCAAAAAACAGAAGAAAATAAGCGAATTTTACTGGAATCTAGAATTAAGATTATTGTTGATGTCTTTGATAATAATGAAGTGACTAATGAAACAATTTTAAAATATTTGCCGTTGAAGGATGTCGCTTTAGAGTATGCAAAAATTGATAATTGGCTCAATGACATTGTTATTGGAAGGACTGCACAACTCCCAAACGATTAAACTCCGATGGTGTAAAACTACCGGAGCTGTCGGCCTATGAGCATGTTGTTTATTTATATTCCAGTCTACATGATAGTTATAAGTGGACAAAAAAACAGATAGACGGTGAGGAATTGGAGTATATTTTAGATTTATTTATTGTTTTAGCAAAAGTCAGAGGTGATCAGAATAAAGAAAAAACAGTTTATATTGATGAGGTGATTTAATGCCATCAGGGACAAGAATCGAAAGATTATTTTTATCATTAGGGCTTGATATAAGTGAATTTGATAGAGATTTAGCAGGGGCACAGCAACACGTTAGACAAGCGGCGAGTCAGTTGGGTAGAGATTTGCGATTGCAAAGGCTGAGAATGGAGATCGATCTTGCAGGGGTAGATAATGTTGATAATTCATTGCGCGGACTTGGCATCAGGTTAGGTGCTTTACGTGGTCAAATGCAGACACAGCGAAGTACAGTAGACCTTTTAAACCATGCTTATAATGAGTCTGTCAGGCTATTGGGCGCGAACAATGCTGCATCTAGAAACTTGCAGGAAAGATTGACACGTGAACAACTAGCTGAGGCGAGGTTAGCACAGCAGATCAGGCAAACCAATGCTGCTAGAAATGAGCGTGTTAGTGCTAACGTAGGTTCTGGGATGGATAATTTGGGAATGGCACTTGCACCAACGGTAGCGGCAGGAGCAGCATCGTTAAAATTAGCTGTAGATGCTGTAGAGTCTGAGAATCTATGGCGTGAATCCATGGGTAAAATGAAGACTGAGGGCGATGCGTGGTCTAAGGCATTGCGCGGGGAACTTGGATTAAATGAATTTGAATTAAGAAAATCAACAGGTATGCTCAATACCATGTTTGAAAGTATGGGTATGGGGACTCAAAAATCATACGATCTAGCTACTGGCATGGTGCAATTGGGTTATGATATGGCTAGTTTTTATAATATTTCATCTGAAGATGCATTTCTGAAGTTAAAATCGGGAATGACAGGTGAGATGGAGCCATTGAAAAATCTTGGTATATTAGTTGATGAAACGACAGTTAAAAATTACGCTTATGCAAATAGCATAACTAAGCAAGGAGAAGAATTAACCGCACAGGAAAAAGTATTAGCGAGATACGGAACAATAATGGACCAAACAAAAAGAGCGCAGGGCGATATGGCAAGGACTTTAAATGATCCTGCAAATTCTATTCGCGTATTAAAATCAAACGTCGAGCAGTTGGGTATTGAATTCGGTCAAACGTTAATACCAGCACTGCAGGACTTCGTGAAGCAAGGCAAAGAAACAGTTGATTGGTATAATAATCTTGATACTGCTAATAAGACAGTCGCTAATTCTTTTGCTAAAACGACAATAGAAGTAGGGACGGCCGCTAGCGCGATGATGGCATTGAGAATGATCGGCATACCTTTAAATCCATGGGTAGCACTTGCCACGGCAATTGGCATCGCTACAATGGGAGTAAGTGATCATCTTAAAAAACGTCAAGAACTTAAGCAATTCGAAGAATCTGAAAAGTTAGGTTCTACACCTTCCGCTGATGTTGCAAAAATTAGGACTAATCCGTACTCTGGATACAGAGAAAAGGAAGTAGAATTTGATGGGCTATTAGGTAAGGCTAGAAAATGGCAGAAAGTTAGTGACGATGAAGATGCCCAAATTGATAAGCAAGTTGAAAAAATAGCAATAATGCAAGCAAGACGGGCACAAATAGAATCCGATTTAGCAAATAGCGGCAGGCCAATCAATAAGGATATTATTGATGAACAAATGAAAAATGAGTTTGACCAGCAATATTCTGATAAAAAATGGGCAGATAACTTTCAACGCGATGCCGATAATGACAAGCGACAGGCACAAATACAGGCACAGGCGGCGGCCGAACGCCTTAAAAAAGAAAAAGAGGCCGCAGATGCAATATTAAAACTTAATGAAGAATTATCTGCTGATTTATATAAGTTACAACATAACGACCTTGAAAGTTCCATTCATGATATTGACTTAAAGGTTGCCGAGCTAAGAAAAGGCAAGGCCGATGAGGTAAATATAGTCGCATGGGCTGAAGCCGCCAAGAATAAAATAATGACTGATGCTAGCAAGGAAATTGATTTGGCGATTTATAATATCAGTCATACGGCCTTGCAAAACCGCCTCCATGATATCGACACCGAACGTCAAGCGTGGATCAAGAAGACAGGCGATGAAGTCAAGGCCACGCAACTTGCAGAGCAGGAAAAAACTAAGGCAATTAAAGATGCTATTACCTCACAATATGGTGAGGAAGTTCGGGCAGTATCAGCGGCCATAAAAGCTGGAACTAGCATATCAGACGCTTATAGGGAGGCTCATGCAAAAGTCTTAGAAGGTCAAAAAGCCGATTCTGATGCCTATAAGTATGTTAAACAACAACTTGGCGTATATGAACCTGGTGATATTAAAAAAACCGTTGTGATTGAAAACAATAGCGCTTACACGCTCAGCGAGACAATAAAAGAACTTAGTTTTAATATTGCAAAGTTTGACCCGAAGCTGGCTAATATAAACCCTAATCGCGCTAATTCAACTAATAACATTACCGTCAATGTCCCAGTAACCGCTACTCTAAATAACGACACCGATGTTACGGCCCTAGCAAACAAAGTCGCTGACGTTATGCAGCCACAACTTATAAAAGCTTTAAACGGCGGTGACGACAATGGTTATTAGCATTGGTACAGCCAAATCGTTTAAAAAGCCAGACTCATGGGAGAATACCCCGGATGATCGCCAAACGATGATTAAAATTGTCGGTGGCGTACACATCGAGGACAATGGCCTGATCGCTGATGGTGAAATACTATCATGTCAGGTCGTTTTCAATGCCGTAAATTGGGCGATTGTTAAAAATTATTGGGTAAACCGAACGATGGTTGAGGTTATTGACCATGCTGGTAATGCATTGGTCAGTAAGCGTGTTGTCGTTAAAAAATATTCATACGTTGATAAATTCCCGAAATATTATACTGTTACTCTTGAATTTTGGAGTGTGTAATATGGCTAAAATAAAATCAATTAACATGACAATTGCTAGTAAAACATTGAGTGATAGATTTGCAATACAAACATATGATGCAGCTGAAATTGATCAGGTTTTTACCGTCACTATAAAGGGCTCTAACTACACATTTAAAGCCTCTGAAGTATCCAGCAATGATACTTTAAACTCTGTCACCGGGATTTATGATATTGACGATATTTTAAATTTAGGCGTGCATCACATTTTCCCCAATACGATGTTATCTAGTATGATTACAGCTATTAACACGATGGAGGCATACGTGGCAGTGCTTGGTAAAACGCTCAACATGAATATAAGTGATTTTTGCCCTGCCGATTTTCCGACCACGCCAACAGGCAAAGAATTAATATCCGCGCTGTTTGGATGGACTGACAAAACTCCTCAGAGACTGGTTAACGTATTTATCCGGGGCGATGTTATAAATGTGCTGGAGCGTGGCAAGGAAACTGAGACGGTTGAGGTAGTTAAATACGCTAATGTGACCGTAAATAAAAAGAAGATCCGCACATTGCAAGATCCGCTGGACGTTACAGGGTCAACAGTGACAGGCGTATTGGTTGGGCAGGTCCCGCAACAGGATACCGCTAGTGCGGTTAGTTATATATCAGGTACGTTTGTTAATGGCGATAGCTCAATCACTTACAGTAATGGTCTAGTAACGTCTGAGAGCCATACTGTAAACAACGTTACCGAAACGACTACCTATGGGTATAGTAGCAATGTACCGCCAGCATATTTAACAACTAAAAATACCACAACAGCAACAGGCCATATCGATGTTGCCTATTATATCAGTGATGAAAAATTGGTCAAGGAAGTCGAAAAACATTATACAGGCAGCACGTTAGATATGACACGAACCACTAGGCATTACCCATTAGGCCAGGGCATGTGGGGCACGTCGATAGATGAGGATGGGGTAACAACTTATGGCGGTATCAGTCAAGGGGCACCAGGAGGCAAGGCCAGCGCATACAGCATAACGCAAGATTCTGCAAATCCTACTACAGCACCCAACAGAGTACCGCCTATTTATTATGTGCCCGGTAAACTATACGGTAAATATCTAGGATCCCTGCCTGTAACCGACTCAGTAACCATGGCACGTATCGCCGCTGATATAATATGGCTGGATAAAAAAATAGAGATCTGCGTATCACTGGATGCTTATGCAGATACAATATTTGACCTGTCTAAAAAAATATTATGGCAGGGTGATGAGTATTTCCTGGAGTCTAACAACATAACCGTCGATCCTGATAAAACCGTGCAGAAATTGGAGCTGATTAGATGGGCGTAGCGAGTTTGTGTAGTGCGATTGCAAATATAGTTAAGCAGGATGATGGGCAGGATGCCGTCAAGCATGGCAAAGTATCAGCGGGATTAGTGCAGGTTAATGGGCGGTCTTAT